CCGCCGAGGCGTTAGATCAGGAAAACCGGGGCGCGATAGCGACCCGCAAGGGCGGACGCCCGCCCGGCCCTATGGCCGGAACCGCAGGGGCGGACGCCCCGAGGATCAGTAAAAACTAGCGGCCCTGCCGCGGCGGCTCTTCCTCATCCCGGCCCGAGGCCGCAGCGGCCATGGTTCCGATATCGCCCAGCTGGAGCCCGGCGCGTTGGATGGCGCGATTGTCGCGGGCGGAGCGGGCGACCACATCGTCGAAGTTCTGGCCGCGGCGGGCGGCGATGTCGGACGGGGCAGCGGAGAGGTTCTCGACTTCCATGCGGTCGCCCGTCGCCTCTTTCACCGGGTCCACATATTCGCGGCCCGGGCCGATATCCTGCCCCGCGATATAGGCGGCGGGGGCGTCCCAGATGGACGGGGCGCCGGGCGGGACCGCCAACTCGCCCCTGTCATAGGCCTCTTGCAGGACGGCGAGGCGGAGCGGACGCACCGCATGCAGGCGGATGACCGAGCGCTCGCGCTTGATGGCGCGAAAGGCGTCATTGATCTCGGTGCGGGCCGAGCTGAAGGTGGTGCGCGAAAAGTCCCGCGTGGCCATGGAATAGCCCAGCCCCAGCGGCATGCCCGCCTGCAACGCCAGGAAGGACATAGCGTCCACCCATTCATTGGCCGAGCGGGTTTCGGAGTTCCATTCAAGCTTGTCGCCCGGATAGGGCTGGATGACGCGCGAGCCCGCCACGGTGCCGACGCCATACTCTTCGTAATACTGGACCCGGTTGGCGAGGACGCCGTCGGCGTTTTCCGTGCCGAGAATCTCGGCCAACGCCTCGGGGTCGGACATGGCGCTGGTGTATTGCGCCACGACCAGGGCGTTGATGATGCGGGCGCGGCGTTCAGCCTCGCCCATATCGCGGAAGGCGGCATAGGCGCCGAGCGCCGCGACAAAGTCGGAAATGCCGCGCGACTGACCGGCCCGGCGTTGCTTCATGACATGCAGGACGCAGGGGCGGGTGTCGGTTTCAAAGCCCGGCGTGCGCACCGGATACCAGCGGCCGGCGAACTGGCCCATGACGCCGGCAAGGCCAATATCATGAGGGTGCGCGTCGAGGATGTGATAGGCGATGGGGCGGCCCCGCTCATCCCGGGCAATGCCCGCCCGGCAATCGGACGCCTGCGCCGTATAGGTTGCGCCGCCCTGCCCCTCGATCTCGATCTCGCCGCCCGCGCCATCGGGCCAGCCCGCAGGCTGGGCCAGACGGTCGGGATCGACCACCTGAAGCCGCGTGCCGAAGGTTTCGGACTCGGCGTCGAACAGGACCAGAGCCAAACCCTCGCCTTCGGCCCCGATATAGTTGCGGGCCAGCAGGTCGAGCTGCAGATCCCAGGGCAGGCGCTCTTCCCAGTCATTGCGGGCCAGCGGATCAGACGCCCAGCGCCGCCACGCCTTTTCAATCGAGCGGGCGAGCGCCTCGTACTCTTCGGATGCGGGATCGAGATCGAACACATCGGCATCGGGGGCGGACTGGAACTGCCAGCCCTCGCCCACCAGCAGGGACAGCTTTTGCTCCACCCCCGAGGCGGCGAGCGGTTCATTGCGGATGACATCGCGGATCCGGGCGATAGCGGTGAGCCGGTCGCCCAGCCAGTCGGCATCGCTGGAGCCGTGCGAATTGAAGGATCCGGCAAACTGGGTGTCGAACGGATCGCCCGCCGCATGGGCGCGGCTCGGCCTGCGATTGACCATCAGGCTGTCGGCTGTGGGCGCGGGGCGCGCGGAGGCGTCAGCGCGGCGCTTGCGCACGCGCTGGCGGGCAATGGCGTTGGACATGATCAGACCCCCACAGGACGGTTCGGACCGCGACGGCCCAGAGCGCGGGCAAGTTCGCGCTCGAGCAGGCTGATCTGGTTGCGGATCGACTGTTCCAGATCCTTGCCGGATCCACGGCCGATCTCGCGGTCGCCATGCTTGAGACGGTCGGCGCGGGCCGGGTCCAGCACCTCATCCAGGCGCGCGCGGTATTTCTGGAGATCAGCCTCGATCTCTGCGACTGTTCGCGCCATAGGCGATTCTCCTCGTCATAGATTCGAGAAATGGAGTTCGACATGGCCAAGTGCGCCAAGTGTTCAAACGTGATCGGTCAGCCTGTTTTCACGCGGTTTCATTCAGCCGGAGGCACGTACATGCTGTTCTCCTGCCCAAGCTGTCAGACTGTCATTTCAGTTGCACCTGATGCCGACACGCTCGTCGATGAGATCCGGCGAGAACTGCAGAGACGCTAGCCCGAGTTCAACCGCCCCAGACGCGCCATGACGGACTCGCGTTTGCTCTCGCTACCGGGCACATCCGCCTTCGGCGCGGGCCCGATGGAGGGGCGGTCGAACAGGTCATCCTGATCCCCGCGCGCAGCCTCGATCAGCGCCTCGATATCGGCCCGGCGATCTTCCCATTGCTGATCGGACCAGGAGCCGCGCCGACCCCGACGCGCGCCGATATGTTCGAGCAGACAGACCGATTGCACATCGGTGTCAAACCAGTGGTTATCGCCGCGCGCCACCCAGATCTGGCGCACATAGCCGGTGGATTTAGAGCGTTCTTCCTTGAGGTATTCAGAGGTGAGCTGCTGGAACAGCGCCTCTTCCGCCTCGCCCGGGAAGAAACAGACGCCCGGCGGCGGGCCCGCTTCGCCGATCTTGTCGAGCGTGCGGGCGTATCGGGTGACGAGGATCTGTTTCGCCGGCCAGGTGCCGGTGTGCCAGACCTTGAGCCCGTACTTTTTCTTCTTGCCGGTCTTGCCGACCTCTTTCTGTTCGGTGCGGGCGATCAGCGGCTTGGTCCAGCCCGGATCGCCCACCAGCACCTTGGCGCCCAAATGATGATTGCGGGCGACCCATTTATGCACCGCATCGGTGTTATAGCGGCCATCGACGCCGATGCCGTCAAACCGGATCTGGGCGCCGCCGGGCAAGGGCGCGCCCCGCTGGGCGACCACATCGAGCTTGGGCCAGGCGCCCTTGAAGGCTTCCGCCGTTTCACCGGCCAGAAAGCCCCAGTCGAGATACCAGCCGCGCTCTTCCGCGTCGTATCCCTTGATCAGGTAATAGAGCCCGTCGCGCTGCACATCGACCGTCAGCGTGAAGACCAGCGGGCCCCAGGCGCCCTCGCCCTTGGAGAACTCGGTCGTGCGGCGGGCGTAGAGCTTTTCCCAATCGGGGGTGAGGGTTTCGACCTCATACGGGCGGCCCAGATCGAGATTGATGAAGACCATCTCGGCCTTGGGGTCGCCCTTCGCGTCGGCCTGTTTCTGGGCCAGCATCTCCCATGTGAGGAAGGGGTTCATCTCGCCGGTGATCCAGAAGCCCGGACGCATGGCGTAAACGCCCAGATCGCGGGTGAGCCAGCGTTGCGCCTCTTCCTCGGTCGCGATCACACGGGGCGGTTTGACGCCGTCGATCTCGCGGGTGTGGATCCAGATCCCGCGCGCATTCATGGCGCGCTTGTCAGCGTGGGTATGCTCGCACCCGCAGGCCGGACAGTCATAGCGGACATTCCAGGGCGGGCCGTTCTCGGCGATCTGCATGTCCTCGATCCGCAGATCGAAACGCGCCTCGCAATGGACGCAGCCCATATACCAGCGGCCCCTGGAACTGGCCTCATATTTGGCGGTGATCACGCAACCGCGCAGGATCAGCGGTGTGGAAATGTCGAACTTCTTTGCGAGGCCCAGCGCGTAATTCAGATCGACCCGCTTGTCGGAGATGGCGATGGGATGACCCTCGCCGCCGGCGTCTTCCTCCCAGCCCGAAATGTCATCGCGGATCAGGAATCGGACCGTGTGCTGGCGCAGGGTGTTGGGGCTTTCGGCCCCGGCCAGCATCAGATAGGAGCCGTTCATGAAGCGGATCTTGAGCCCGGTCGATCCGCCCTCGGTCCGGGCCGACCGTGGCAGGACCGAGCCGATAATGCCCTGCTCCGCATCCCCGCCCAACGCAGGGCTGGCCTCGATGATGGGCCAGAACTTGTTCTCCGCCCATTGTTTGGCCTGTCCCAGTGTCGGCTGGATCATCATGGCGGGCGCGCGAAGATTGGACAGGACGCCTGCGAGGAACAAATCGGCAGTGACCGTGCCGCCTGACTGGGCGCACTTGATCATCACCACATCCTGACAAGGATCCTCGGGACTCAACCGCGCCAGCGGCTCAACCAGGAACGGCGCAGTCGTATGACGATACGGACCGGGTTTGGGCGAGCCTTCCGGAAAGCGGATATGCGCCTCGGCCCAGCTGCCCGGATCAAAGGGCGGCGGAGGCGCAAGGGCATCAAGCGCCGCAGCCTCGACCGCCAGGGCGTTCATCGTGAACACATAGGCCGGATCAGACGCGAAAGCGGGATCCGGCGTGAACTCAGACTGAGGCGATGACCCGTCAGGCATGAGCGGCGACACGCTCGGCGGCGCGCTCCTCAGCCGCTTGCAGGGCCTGACTGGCAGCTTCGGCTAGTTCGGTCCGCGCTTCGGCAATGTGTTGGTTCAGAACCTGATTAACGCCCGCCATGATCGCCTTGCGCGCCCGGCCCGGATCATCTGGATTCGCCTCTTCCGCAACCAGACTGGCGAGCTGGACCAAGGAGTCCCGCAGAGCGCCCATGCGGGCTGTTTCCCGATAGCGAATTTCAGACACCGGAACGAGCTGGCCGAGCTTCTCCTTGTATGCAAGCTCTTTCAACCGAACATCGATAACGGCGGCGTGCGCCTTCGCACGTCCAACTGTTTCTTGAGTCTGATCACGCCTGGGCCGCGCATCTCCGGAAAAATTGTCATCCGCCGCATCCGACGAGAGGGGCTGTTCCGTCGGCGCAGCGGATGACGCCGCCGCTTCACCCGGGACAGGATCGGTGGAAGCGGCAGATTCTGCGGCGCCTGGCGCAGGGGCGAGGCGCTTTAATGGGTTCTGGTGCTCATCACGTGCGCGGTCAGATGCAGCCGCGTCTAAGAGCTTTTTTCCGTCACGCAAAGGGTCGGGAACAAAAGCGAGGAGCCCCTCCTTATTCCATTTGCTGGCGGCAGCACGAGTAAAAGACTGACCAGTCTCTGGATTTATACGCGCGGCGGCATAAGCCGCACCGCTGCGAAAGTATGCCGGGGAACCATCCGCCAGTTTCGCATCAGGATCGATGCGAGGCGCAGGGGAGTTCGTCACAGGGAAGCCTCCCTAGCTCAGCGCCGCCGCGCCCTCCCCGGCGGCGTGCGGCTGGTCATTATCGTAGCTTTTTATTGCATCCTCGATCGACGCGCCGTCTTCGCGGCGCGGCGTCAGCCCACAAACACGCGCACGCCGCAAGATCACGCTAGCGAATTGCGGGCTCAACTCGGTCATTCGCGCCAAGCGACCACGGTTATGACAAGCCTCGAGAATTGAACCCGAACCGCCAAACAGATCGAGCACGACATCACCTGAGACTGAGGAGTTTCTTAAAGCCCGCTCCAACAAAGCCACCGGCTTCATGGTCGGGTGCGCCTTGGATGCCCTCGGCTTGGGGCATTCCCAAACAGACTCTTCATTGGTTGGGCCGTGCCAGACATGGGCCGCGCCAGGCTTCCATCCGTAATGTAACGCCTCATGGCGATAATTGATGTCAGCGCGTGAAAGGACCATCTGGTTTTTGACCCAGGACAAGCCATGGCGGGTGGGCAATCCAGCGTCCATAAGCCCGAGCATGACAGCGAGTTGACCATCAGAGCCTGGGGCCGAAAACGCCCAGACAGCCCCCCCTTTACGAAGAGCGGTGAATGCATTTGAAAATGCATCAGCCAAGAACGCTCGCAATTGCTCCAGGGGCAAATCATCCGAAGCAATCTCAGTATCATTCCCCTTCAAACCGAGAGCCTTGTTCTGAGCTCGAACTTTCCCGGCATAATCGACGCCGTATGGCGGATCAGTCAGCAGCATCGCGGCCTCGCCGGGCCCGCATACTCGCGTGACAGTTTCCGCTTCCAGACAAGATCCACAGATCAGCTTGTGTGCAGGGCCATCGGGATCCTCGGGGTGCGCCGGAATGATCCAAAGCTCCCCCTGCTTAGCGATGAGCGGACCCAACAGAGGATCAGTTTCGGCATCAGCGATCTTACGCTCGCCCAGCGACTCAGGGTCGGGCAGAACCCAAAGCTCCGCCTGCGGCTGCTTGGGTTTCGTCTTTACCTCAACTGGCCCTGTTGCTGCCTGGCGCGTCGGGTCTTGAGTCCTATCTAATTCAGAAGAGGCCTCATTCCACGGAAGCGGCTCACGCTTCTTGGCTGACCGCGCAACCTCCCGTTTTTCAGACGGCAGATCAAAGTCCTCAATCAGCTTCGATAGCTCATTGGGATTGAACCCTGTGATCTCGAAATCGAAACCGAGATCGTGTAGTTCGCCGAGCTCATCCCTTAGCAGCACATCATCCCATTTCGCCATTTCAGCAATGCGATTGTCGGAAAGAATATGAGCTCGGGCCTGCTCAAGTGTGAGATGCGAACAGTCGAGCCCAGGCACCTCAGTCAGCCCGGCTTTTTTTGCCGCCTCAACACGGCCATGGCCCGCCAGAATCATTCCATCGCGCCAAACAGCAATAGGCGCATTAAAACCATTGACCCTGATCTGCTCGGCCAGAACTTCGATCTGACGCTTAGAATGCTTCCGTGCGTTCCGGTCATAGGGACGCAACTCAGATAATCGATAGATCTGCAGCCGGGATGCGAGCCCTGAACCGTCAACTGCGCCCGAAACGTCAACCATCTCAAAACCTTGTGTGGCTGGTGAAGTCCCGCGCTCAGACGCCCCGTATACGTCGAAAGGGCTCAGGAGGACCCGCGAGGGCGGGTTGGGGACGTGGGTTTTCAAGGGGTTAGTGGTGGCCAGACATGACGACGCCCGGCGCGGTCGTCCGCCCGGGCGTCTGTGTCGGCGCAACTTCGCCTCATGACTGAAACGTATATCCGCCGAACGTTCGAAACGTCAATAGCCAAGTTGACGCGCGACCGTTGACAGGGCGTCTGTCAACAGCAGGAGACGAGCCCCCTGCAGCTGGTCACGCCCGGAAACATTGAGGATTTTGACCAGCGAGTAGTTTTGCAGCGGCTGATCTTTTTCCAGCACGAACACCATCAGCTCGAGCTTGGTCTTGCCGTGCGTCCCGTCCCGCGCCACCACGTCGCGCAGGCGCTGGAGCCGCTTCGCCGCCTCCGCCGCGCGGATCAGGCCCAGCTCGGCGTCGCCGCCGCCGCCGCCATCGACCTTGACGCGCGAGGGATCGACCGCCGCCGCGCCATAGCGGCTCTCCATCCAGAGGTCGTGCCAGGCGCACGCCGCCGCCAGCTGCTTGCGGTTCAAGACGGCAGGGTTCCGCCCCCGTCCCAGCCCCAGCTCGGCGATCTGCTTGGTCGGCGCGAGGGCGCGCAGATGCTTGCCATCGGTGACCAGCCCACGTGCGATCGCCGAGAATACGTCCAGCTCCGCCGTCTGGGTCCGGCGCGACAAGTCCGCCTTAACCTGATGGAACAAACGCTCCCGGTCACGGCGCGCGGCGAACTCATCCGCATCGACCTGATCGCGGATCCGCGCCCGGTCCTCGGGCTTCAGCCGCTCCACCCAGTCGGGCAGCGGCTCGGCCTTCATAGCAACCTGCCGCGCCGAGACCTGTTCGGCCTTGCGCTGCGCCGCCCGGGCGTTCTCGGCCTTCCGCCGCGCGATGGCTGCGCGACGTTCGGCCTCGCGTTCCTTCAGCGCCTTACGAGCCTCATCACTCGCCATCATCCGGCCCTGTCCGCTCATGCTCGCGTCTCCCGCTGTTGGCCTGTCGCCGTCTCGGTCAGGGCATCGGCCCCGACATGTTCATATTCGCTGCGCCATGCGCCCCTATCCCGCAGGCGAGCCTTGGCCCGCTCCCAGAACGCGGGGATGACCAGCGCCGTGTCAGGAAAGCCGAAATGGATCATCGCCCCGGTGAATGTGGACCGGAATGCGACCTGGTCCTCGGCCACCAGATACAGCCCCTTCACCCCGTCCCCGTTGAGCGGATGCCGCACGATCCGAAACCGGAACCCGCCCTCCGGCGTCAGCCAGGGGGCCGCATGCCGGTTGCTGCGTCCCGTCCCGCCCAGCATGGCGTCCAGAAACGCGCCCTCGGCGCAGCCATGATCGTATTCGGGCAGGTCGGGTTCTGGCACAGGCTCACGCTCGGCCAGTCGCTCCGCAGGGCCCGACTTGAACTGACGCAGGCGGCTCTTGCCGCGACCCTTGCCCGAGCCGCCCTCTCGCCGAGTCTTTGACCGGATGGGCTTGGCGCTGGCGGCTGCGGGTTTCGGCTCGACCGCGTCGGTCCGGTCGCCGCCATCCGGCGGCGAAGCGACCGGACCCGGCGCTTTTTGTTTCTTTTTTTCGTTAAAAGGAATCGTTCCTGCTGTCGTCCCAGCGACGACAGGGGGTGTCGTCCCTGGGGCGACAGGGCCTTGTCGCCCACCGGCGACAGGGGGGGTGTCGCCCACGGGCGACAGGGTCGCGCCCTCATCGCCTCCGTTTTCGGCGGGATCTTGAGCCCCGTCCTCAGCCTCAGCGGACGGCTCACCCCGGCGCAATTTTTTGAACTCCGCCAGCGACTGGTCCGGCGCATCTCCCGGCTCTCGCTCATCACCCGGATCCAGATGCACGCGATAAGCCGCAGGCTTGTCCGCGCGCTCGGCGCGCCGCACCTCGACCCAGCCCAGCCATTCCAGAACGGTCAGCGCCTCATTCACCTTCTGGCGCCCGAACCCGCACCGCGCGGCCAGGCGGGACTGACGCGTCGGCGTGGTCCATCCCCGGCGATCCGTGAAGGTGCCCAGGGCGCACAGCACCCGATAATCGCTGTCGCGCATGTGACCGGCGATCACATCCTCGATCGCGCCGGCGGGCGTCACTGACAGGCGTGGCCCGTTCATGCCGCACCCCCAACCATGGGAAGCGGCATCTGCGCACCTGATCCGCCCGCCAGCGCCTCTGTGGCGCGCGGATTGATCCACAGCACCTCGGTGCGCTTGCGCGCACCATCGGCCAGCGCCGCCCGCTCCACGCGGGTCCAGCCCGGCAGGGCGTCGTCATAGAGGGCGCAGGGATAGCCCGACAGCACCACATGGCCCTGACAGCCCTTCAGGCAATCGAGCAGCGCCACATGATCGTCATCGTTCATCTCGACAGCATAGGCCCGGTCATTGGCCGAACCACGCGACGCCGTCCGCGTCTGATGCACATAGGGCGGGTCGCAATAGTGCAGCGTGTCCGGCCCGTCCTGATGCTCGATCACCTGCACGGCGGGGCGATTCTCGATGCACACCCCGCGCAGGCGCTCCACCACCGCCTCCAGCGTGTCCGGATGCGTCGAGAAGTCCTGCGCCCCGGTCTGGTTCTGGCGATAGGCCTTGGCCCGGAAGCCAGTCTGATTGACGCGGCGGGCTGTCGTCCCGTGCGCCATAAAGCATCGCGCCACCAGTCGCCGCGCCCGCTCCACAGGATCCTCCGTGGGCTCATATGCAGCCAGGAACTCATCCCGCGAGAACGGGGTCAGCTTTAACAGTTCGATCAGCCTCGCCGCCTGGGCCTCATCGCGCAGCACACGGAACAGGGTGACGACGTCCCCGTCGAGATCGTTATAGACCTCGGCATAGGCGCGCGGCTTGCGCAACAACACGCTCCCCGCCCCGCCAAAGGGCTCGACATAGATCCGGTGCGGCGGGAAGTGACGGATCACCCAAGGGGCCAACCGCCATTTGCCGCCATGCCATCGCAACACCGGGCGTTTGACGTCCGTCATGCCGCCCTCCCGTCTTGTTTTGTCAGATATCGATTGACCAGCGCCTGCACGCGGCTGCCATCGTCGCGCGTGCTCACATCCAGCGGCGCATCGCCATCCAGCACGCCGTGCTGTTCGCTGGCCTTCAGCCCGGTCATCTCGACCATAGGCGGGTCCGACCCGTCCGCAGCAACCGGGAAGATGGCGTGGACCTCATCGGCCTCCTGCCCTTCCCGGGCGAGGCGTCCGATCACCTGCGTATGGGTGGCGGGCGACCAGTCCAGCTCGCCGATGATCACCGTCTTCGACGCCGCTTGCAGGCCGTCCAGACCCTTGCCGGAGCGCAGCGAGATGATCAGGCACTGGCAGCCGCCGCGCACGAAATCCTCAAAGGCCTCGCGCTTCTGGCGTTGAGATTCCGTGCCCGTGTAGAGCCGGGGCTGGAACTCGGCCAGCTCCTTCAGCCAGATGTCATAGACCTCGCGATGCCAGCCCGCGAGCAGCACCTTTTCACCATCCGACATCGCCATGCGAGCCAGGCGCGCCACACTGCGCGCCTTGGCCACGCCGGTCAGCTGACGCATGCGCAGGTCCAGATCCCGCACCGCCTGCCCGCGCTCGTTAAACGATCCCTCGCGGGCTTTCCGGGCCAGCTCCGCCGCCCAATCTTCAGCGCTGGCCAGTTGCTCCACATCGTGATCGACGTGGACGATGGACTTTTTCACCGGGATGGCGCCCACCGGCTCGGCCCGCACCATGGCGTGGGCATCCACCAGCAGGGCGCGAACGGCCTGCGGGTCTTCCAGTCGCCCGCTGGGCGCAAACTCGCGCAGGAAGTCCCCGCGCTCGCCGAACACTTCGGGGCGCAGATACTTCATCACAGTCCAGATCTCGACGCCCCAGTTGTAAAGCGGCGTCGCATCCAGCCCTAAACGTCGCCGGGCGGCGCGGGCGAAGTTCAGACAGGCCCGCCCCTTCACCGTGTCTTCGCCGTGGCGCAGCTCGCTGATCTCGTCAAACACCACAAGGCCCAGCCCGGCCTGATCGGTGAACTGGCCAAACGCGTCGACCCATTTGCCGATATTGGAATAGCGGAAGACATAGACATCCGCCGGCGGCAGGTCATAGGGCTTGGTCGTCTCCACCTCCCACGCCGTCAGCGTGGTGAAGCGATGCAGCACCTCCACCCACTGGCGCGACAGGTGCGCGGGGGCCACGACCACGGCGGGCAGATTGCCCTCGCGCAGCATGGCCGCACCGGCGGTATAGGTCTTGCCCGCCCCGACCCGGTCCGCAACCAGAAGCCCCTCGAACCGCTGCAGGATCTCCACATTGCGCGCCTGCCCGTCCCGCACGGCCTGACCGGGCCTTAGCCCTGCGAACGCAGGCGGCGTCCAGTTCGGCGACAGAATCCGGCCGGCCTCGGCTCGATCCGCCTTCAGCATCGCCACACCGGTCTCAAGGGCGCGCGCTACGCCGTCGCCCAGATCCATGGGATAGCGCCGCAAAAACCAGTCGAGATCTGCGCACGTCATCTTGTCGGAAGGAAAGCGAAATGGCCCCCGGCTCGCCTTGTGCAGCGCTGGAAACACCGCCTTCAGTCGGATCATCACATGGGCGGGCGCATCCGACAGCACAAAGCCCGACCCCTCGGCGTTCATCTCGATCCGGCCATAGGCGCGCGCCGTCATAGCAGCACCTCGCCCAGGCTGATCTCATCCACACCAATGCCCGCCAGCTGGCGTGGCAGGCCGAGCGCCGTGGCGGTCAGGACAAACAGATGATCCAGCACCCCGGTCTGCGCATAGCGCTCGACCTGACGCAACACGGCCCGCTTGGCGCGCGTCCGGGTCTTCACTTCCAGTCCGAACACCCAATCGCGCCCGATGAAGGCGAAGTCGATGATCGAATCCGGCCCGATGCGGTATTCGCGCACCACGTCACAGGACAGGCTCACCTGCGCCTCGAATTCGGGCAGCAACACCTCCTGCAAGCGCTTTTCATCTTCCAGAGGCAGGGCCGTCGCCTTCATCAGTGCCGCCCGGATATGCGCGGCGGTCAACATGCGCTGCCCCCGCTCCAGTCCGGGATCCATCCCCGGGCGGCGAACAGCAGGGTCACGGCCTTGCGGGCCTGATCGGGGTTGGTGAAGCCCACCCCCAGCCCGCCGGCCATAACCCAATCGAGCGGCCCGCCGACAAAACCGCAGCCGCGCATGGGCTCGCCCGGACAGACATATTTGCGGACCTCGGTCGCGCGCACGCTGCGCACGCCGCCGCCTTCACACCCGCAGCACGGGCAGACGGTCACGTCCGGCGGCTCCACGCCCAGATCCCGCGCCTGCGCCCGCAGCGCGATGAACAGCGCGTCAAAGCTCACATAGCGTTGCACCGTCGCCCGGCGGCTTGTCGCGTCGAGATCCGTGACGGCTTCAACCGTCATCATGCCCGCGCTACGCATGCGCCCCTCCCGCGGGTTCAAACCCGGCCAAAGTCGCCGCCTGGGCAGGCGTCAGGCGGTTCACACCTAACGGGTCCAGCTCCCGCGCCAGTGAATGCGGGCATCGCACCCCGGCCTCCGCCAGCGTTCGGGCGCGGTCGCGCAACACCTGCAGGCGACGGGCATGGATCGCCCCATCCGCAATGGGCGGGCCGCTGGCCTCGGCGCGGCGGTCCCGGTCGTATCGCATCACCACGTCATGCTTGGGCGCGATGCGCTTGACCATGGCCAGAACATCCCCCGCCGCGACCTTGTATTCACGCGCAACGGTATCCAGCCTGCGACACTCACGCGGATGGCACAGATCCAGCGCCGCCCGGGCGGCGGGCGTGTCGGGCAAGGGGTCACCGACCGGACCGAGGCGAAGGCTAAAGGCCCGCTTGATCAGAAGCTCGCGGCGCCAGTGCAGGGCCAGGCCGACCGATCGCACACAGGCGCCCGGGGCAGACCACAAGCTCCGCAACCGCGCCTCATCTTCATCACTCATTCGGGGGGCTCCGCCCTGCCCCCGGCTATGGCGATAGATCTCCAGCACATCCGACAGGGGGGCGGGCTCGGTCACCGGGGTCATGAAATGATTGCTGCAGAACGCCTCGACCATGGAGCGCGTGACCCCCAGAATGCGGGCCGTCTCGGCAGACGACGCCCGCTCTGACACCCGCAAATGGTACAACCGCCGCACCCTGTCTTCGGTCCAATCAGTGTGACGAGCCATTGCGCGCCTCCGTGTCTGCGGCGGGCGCATCCTGCTCTCGCAGGTTGGCAAGTCGGGCGCGGCCCGCCTCGGTGATGGTGTGAAACAGGCACCGCCGCGATCGGCGGATTTCGATCAGCCCCTCCGCTTCCAGACGGTCGCGGACCGGTGCGAAGAACTTTTCAGAGGTCGCCAGGGCGCGCCGCAGATCGCTAGTCATCAAGGCCCGCTGGTCCAGCCGCTCCAGCATGTCACGGGCGAGCGCTGCATCAGAACGGCGACGGGGCAGGCCGGGCCTGTCCACAGGCGGACCAAAGGAAACGCTCTCGACTTCCCCCGTCATGGCCCGGCGGACAAAGGCCCGCGTGTCAGGATCGAGCTTCCAGCCCATCGCCTGGACGGTCTCGATGCGAATGCCGAACGGCCCAAGACGATCCCGGATCTCGCTCATGTACACGTCTAGGGATTGCTGGCTCGGCTCGCGACCGCCTGGCCAGTTGTCGATCAGCAAGGCGCGCGTCACCAACGCCCGGCTTCCAAGGTGGCGAACGATGTGTGCCAGACCCGGACGCAGCTTCCATGCGGCAGGACCTGTCGCCGCCGCATCCTCTTCAAACCGCCTCTCGGACTCGAAATAGGCCAGTCGTTCCCGCGCTTCATCGAGCTCGCGTTGCAGGCGGTCATACTCCGACCGCTGCACAAAGCCGCGCGGGGCATGGGCCAGGGCGGCGCTCATGACAGCACCAGAACGATCAGGGCGATGCCAAGCGCCAGCGCCGCAACACAGCGCCAGCCGCGTGGCGTCAGCGGGATCAGGGGGCGAGAAGGGCGGCGGTTCATCAATACCTCCCCCTCGGCGTTTTCAGGGCTTCTTGCAGTGTCATCCGGCGGGCGACCGTGACGATCTCCCGCGTGCTGACCTCTTGCGCGTCCAGCTCATCCACCGCGCGACGACGGCGCGACAGGCTGATGTCGTAATGATTGAAACGGCTGGCTGGCGGGCCTTGAAACCACGCGCGCTTCAGGCCCAGCCGGTCCGCCGCTGCGTGCAATTCCTCAAGGCTGTCCGCCGTCATATGGCACATCTTCATGCGCCCCAGCGGGTGTCGGGGATCATCCACATAAAGCGCCATCACCGCCCTGCCCCCGGCTCGAGCAGGCCCTGCGCGATCGCGCGCACCTGGGCGGCGGCTTCCACCGCCTCATCCAGACTGGTGATCAGGCCGGGCAGGTCATCGCCCGCATCAAGCCGCCCATTGTCTTCAAGGGCCTCGCCCGCCTTGCCGATGGCCTCGCCCAGCTCCTTGAACAGGGCGGCGAGCGCTTGCGACCCTTCCGCCGCCGGGTCAATCGCGGGCAGCGGGATCACCGTGCAATGCAGCAGCGTCGCCATGGCGCGCAGATGTACCGGCTCATCCAGAAACCGGTCGAACTCGACGGCGCGATCAATCGGCAGGCAATGATCCGCCGCCCCGGTCTGATGCCCGCTCAGACACCGGCTCAACGTCCCGGCGTCATAGCCAGACACGTCGGCGAACTCTTTCCGGGTCGCGCCGTGGCGCTTCAGCGCCAGTTTCGCAGCACGCCGCAGCGCGCTCCGCTCCCCGGCAGTGGTGATGCGGTCCGCGCTCATCGTGCGACCCTTTTCTGTCCGGATTGATCGCCAATTTGCGGGCCGAGAATTGAATCGCGCGCCGTCGCGGTTCCCGCGACGCTGGGGCCATGACCTGCACACGCCCTCTCACCCGCGCCGATATCGCCCGTCTCGCCCGTCGCCTCGGCCTGCGCCCCGATCCCGTCCGCGACCGGGCTGTCGCCCGCCATCTCCGCGTCGAGCGCGTCGAGCGCGGTTTCGATGGCGGCAAGGTTCTGCAAGGTCCGCGACGTCCAGCCCGGCTCCTGCATCTTGCGAAGGGTCGACTCCCCGACGCCAGACAGGCGCGACAATCGTGAGCGCGAAGGCCCTGCGGACTGAAGCCGGTGATGAACAGCCGAAACGGCGCTCTCAATTCGGGAAGTCTGAGGCACAGGACACGCTCCGCTTAACCAGAAATCGGAGCGGAGGATTCGCATTTTTTTGCGAATTGTCAACCGATGCTTCGCAAAACGTTGCGAGCGCATCGCGTGATTTTGCGTGGTACCGAGACACCAAGATGCTCGATTCAGATGAGAAACGCGAAGCGGTCAGGCGCTTTATGGACACCCGTGGGCTCAGTGTTTCCGGCTGGGCCAAAGCCGCCGACATCCCTGAATCAACCTTGCGTATGTACCTGAAGGGCGTCAGCCGGAACATGCGCAGCGACACCGAGCGAAAGCTCGCCGCCGCCGTCGGCGTGACCGTCGACGCGCTCTATGGCCTTGATTATGGCGCGCCTCTTGCGAGACGACTTGTGTGGGTCAAGGGGTATCTGGGCGCAGGCAATGCGGTCCAGCTATTTGAGGCAATGGGCGAAAACGAAGGTTTCTATCAGGTACAGCACCCCTCGGTCGTCACCGATGACGTCGAGCTCTTCGCCATGGAGATCCGGGGCGGCTCCATGTATCCATGGAAGAATGGCGATGTGGTGTTTTGCGAGAAGCGGGATCATATCGACCTGCAAGCCATCATTGGCGAAACCTGCATGGTCGAGCTGGAAGATGGCGGCATGCTGCTCAAGGACGTAGAGCACGGTTATGAGCCCGGCACCTTCAACCTGATCAGCTGGGACGGCTCGCCCATGATGCAGAACATGCGCATACGCCGCGCCATGCCTGTGATCGCCACCGTCAAGAAGAACAAGGTGAAACTCTAGCTTTCGCTATCAATGCGGTTGACCGGCTGGTCATGATTGACTTCGCGGGACAGTGCCGTGACAGGCTTGGGCGCCAACTTGTTCAACATGATACCAGCCGCCACCCATACAGAACCAGCCACCAGGCAGGCCGCGCCCCCTATGGCGTGCAGGGTCTTCAGCTGCATCAATTCGTAATTGACTGTCTGTGAATAGGCGACGCTCGCCGGGGCGGCATAGGCCACACCCAGCCAGATAATACCACCAACCATAACCAGGGCGCCCATGGGAATCAGCGGACCACTACTGTCACTCTGCATGTGAAATTCCCCTTTTGAGTGTGCCAATTCGCTCCAGTGTAGATTTTCGGCACGCTCACGCATTCGCATTTTTTTGCGATTTGTATTGACGTTCGCATTTTTTTGCGAAATGCTCCCCCTCGTCTCGGGGCCCTCCCCTCACTCCCCGGGGCATAGCCATGGGGCGGAGCGCGATCCCACCTCGCGCTCCGCCCGCAGGCCGGGACAGAGGGACACGGGAGCCAACCCATGACGCATCAGGTCGTAACGCTGCCGCGCGCAGCGAATGAGAACGCATGTCCGCCGCCCAGCCTTCCGGGCGAAGCGATCCGCGAGGGCCAATGGGGCCGCGTGGTCGAGGTCGACGGCGTAAAACTGGGCGATCTAGTCGCCTTCACCAGCGGCGGACGCACGCGTCGCGGCTATGTGCTGCGCTTCACAACCCGCCCGGGCGAACCCGCCCGCGCGCGCCTCATGGTCGCGCCCGGCTATGTGGATGGCGGCGCTTACGTCACCCACCCCGTCAGCAAGCTGGAGGCGGTGTGATGGAGACGCTGTTCACAACCCCCTTGCCGCCCTTGGCCAGCGCCTTCCGCAAGATCACCACGCATCACGCGCGCGGCTTTGCTCCCATTTTGCAGACCGTTCTGATGACCGTCGAACCGGGCAAGGCGACGCTGACCTACTCAGATACGGACACCGAGATCAGCTACACGCTGGCCGCAACAACCAGCCAAACCCTGACGACACTGCTACCCCTTCATGCCGTGCGCCAGTTACTCGACACGCTCTCAGGCGGCGAGCTGCGCCAACCTGATGATGTCCACTTCAGCATCTGTACGGTCGATAACCAGTTCATAGCCGACCAGATCGAGATCAGCTGTTGCGGTCTCACGGCGCGGTTCACCCCACTGGATCAGGCGCCAGAAGACTATCCGCGTATCGACTTCCCTGATGATCGCTCACCCCTGCCGCTCAACGGCATTGATTTGGGCGCGAGCCTGCGGCGCGTTCATCGCTGCATCAGCCGGGAAGAGGCCCGCTATTATCTCAACGGCGTCCACTTCTCCGTGGACGGAGGTCAGTTGGATATTGTCGCCACCGATGGCCATAAGCTCGCCCTCGCCCACCATAACGTCGAGACCGGCTGGGACCATGCCCTGAACCGTGAAGTCGAAGGCGCGGTGAATCCAACCGGGTTTACGCTGACCAGAGACGCCGTGAAGGCTCTACTTGGTCTGATCCAGCCCGGCGAGCGGCTCGACCTGCAACTCGATGCAAGACGCACCCTGGTCCGTATCCAAGGCGTGAACTGGGCGCTGACCAGCAAGCTCATCGACGGCCACTATCCAGATTATCGCCGCGTCTTTCCTGACATTGATCCGGGCACGACACCTTGGGCCCAGGTCAGGGCCGGCGATCTGGCGGACGCCATTCGCCAACTCGCCCTCGCGATCCTCAGTGAACAAGCCTCTCCAGATGAAGAGGATTGGCTTGATGACGACTGGGAAGGCGCTGAACAGCTGCTGAATACGCCGACAGGCCCTCGGGTCTGGGAATCCCGCCTGCTTGTCATCAGCCATCACCCCAAGGGCCTGCTATGTGCAATGAAGGGTCCGCTCGGCGGGCATGTCACGGTCGCGGCGAACATCAGCGCTGAGCGCATCATTGCGGGCAAAAGCGATGCGAACTTCGAAGTGCGGCTGAACTGCCGATTTGCCTGTGATGTGGCGGAGGGCTTTGACCCGAGCGACACGCTTCTGATCCAGGGGGCGGTCATGGGTAAGGACAATCCCGTCAATACGACGCATTGGTCAGTGCCCGGCCAGACAGGCCCGGTCGGCCTCCTGACTGAGGTTCGGAAGGGGGCTTCATCATGAGCGCACCCCGCCCCCCTCAAATCATCCCGGACTCCGAGCTAGCGACGCTGACCCTCATATCGACCAGCCCGCCCTGCGAGATCATCGCCCAGCCCGATGACGGCGCCAGCCCGCGCCGTCTCACCATAGATCAGCTCGCCGCGCTGGCGCGCTGCATCCGCGATCCCAAGTTCGCGGCGCAGGGCGGCATCGGCACAGGCAATAAGCTGGTCCTGCCCAATCACAAGACCGGGCCGGGGCCGGAGATCTCTGCGCTGGTTCGCGCCGGACTGATGAAGTGCGTCGGCACCATCGATGACGGCGCCTCGGTCCAGTATTACGCCACACCAGCCGGCGAGCGCACCCTGCGCGCCTGGCGCGCGGCGGCGGCGTCGGGCCGGGTGGATGACAGCCTGCTCGGGGGTGCGTCATGAGCACTGCGCCCTTCGCCCTCACCCCGCGCCAGCGCGAGGTGCTGGACGTCCTGATCAGGGTCCATGACGCCACCGGCATTACACCCAGTTTTCAGGAGATCGCGGACGAGATCGGCCTCGGATCGAAAAGCGGCGTCGCTCGCATCATCGACGCGCTCGAACAGCGCGGCTGGATTCAACGCCTGCCCAACTTCGCCCGCGCCATCCGCATCCTGCGCCGCCCCGAGGAGATCGAGGCGAACTGGCTGATCTGGTCCGTGGTCAACGGGTCATGGTGGCGCGCTAATCAGGCGGGCTATACCCGCGTGCTGGCCGAGGCCGGGCGCTATACGCGCCACACTGCCCTGAGCATCAGCGGGCGAGCCCGCGATGGCTGGGACGGGGCAGCTGCCCCGACCGAGCTGCCCGTCCGTCTTGAGGACGTGATGGCGGCTGCGGCGATGGGCGCAGAGATCACGTCCGCCATTAACGCGCACGCTGCAGATCAGCGGGGGCGCGCATGAGCCCTACCGTAAACCGCACCCTGAAGGACGCCGGGTTTGACCATATCGACCACGCGCTTGGTCGCCCGGTCGATCCCATGGCGGACACCTATCGGGACTATTACGCCCTAAATGCTGACAGCTCACGAGTGTCCGAGTTCGACGCCTCCCCTCATTGGGAAAGAGGTTCGAAGGGCGGCGGCGTCGTCATGTTTCATGTCACGGATGCTGGACGGAAGGCGCTCGCAGAACACCTCAAGACCATCGCCGATCCCTGGCGCCTGTATGCCGTGACCTTCGAGGGCTTCATCACCCACGTGTCCGGCAAGTCCCACAGTTGCGCCAAGTACAGCCATTATCTGGACATCGCTGACGCGCTGTCTGACCTCACCTTCGGCGAGTACCTCAAAGGCGCGCGCTGCAGGCTGGTTGCCTCCACGGGAGCCGCCACATGACCCACCACACCCGCGAGATCATCGCCGACTGTTTCGCAGGCGCGGGCGGCGCCAGCATAGGCATCTTTCTGGCGCTCGGGCGTCATCCGGACGTGGCGATCAATCACGACCCTGACGCCATCCGCATGCATGGGGTAAACCATCCGGACACCTATCATTTCAATTCCAATATCTGGAATGTGGATCCCGATGATGTGGTGCGGCGCTTCGGCCCGGTCGGCCTGCTCTGGGCCAGCCCGGACTGCAAGCACTTCTCCAAGGCCAAGGGCGGACGCCCGGTCAAACGCAATATCCGCGATCTGGCCTGGACCGTAGTCCTCTGGGCAAGGCGCGCGCGCCCCCGGGTGATCATCCTCGAGAATGTCGAGGAGTTCCGCCATTGGGGGCCGGTCAGCGCGGATGGCAAGCCCTGCCCCGAACGGCGCGGCCAGACCTTTGACCAATGGGCGGGCCAGCTGCGACGGCTCGGTTACAAGCTCGAACACCGCGAGCTGCGCGCCTGCGACTATGGCGCGCCCACCATCCGCAAGCGCCTGTTCGTGATCGCCCGCCGCGACGGCGAGCCCATTGTCTGGCCCGAGCCGACCCATGGCGCGCCCGACGATCCTGATGTGATCGCGGGCCGCAAACAGCCCTGGCGCACCGCCGCCTCGATCATCGACTGGTCCCTGCCCCTGCCCTCGATCTTCCTGACGAAGGAACAGGCGCAGGACTATTACAAGCGCACGGGCGTGCGTCTGGTCCGCCCTCTGGCGGAAAAGACCGAGGCCCGCATCGCCCGCGGCGTGAAACGCTATGTCATCGACGCCGCCGAGCCCTTCATCGTCACGCTCAATCATGGCGGCGACCATCAACGCGGCTGGGCGCTTGGCGAACCCTTTCGCACGGTCACCGCTGCGCGCGACGCCCATGCCCTGATCACCCCCTATGTCAGCTACGCCCAGCGAGGCGGCGGCAATCGCAGCGCAACCGATCCGCTGCACACCATCTGCGCCAGCACGAAGGATCAGAATGTCATCATCGCCCCGACGGTGATGAAGTTTCGGGCCGACAGCCTCGGCTGCAAGATCGACGCGCCCCTGCCCACCGTCACAGCCAACAGCCATATCAAGCGCCCCGGCGGCGCGGCGCCTCTGGGCGTGGCGGCGGCGTATCTGATCCCTCACCCCGCCGGAAAGCCGAACCGCTATGGATGCGGGGAATGCGGCGCGGTCTTTCATGACAAGCACGCCTCCGAGGCGGGCGGGCTCGCGCCCGCAGAATGCCCGGCCTGCGGCGAGGAAGACAATGTCACCTTCCTGTACAAACACCCCGCCGAGCCAGACGCCGTGCAGGTCGCTTACGCCGCGCCGCACATCATGACCATGCGCAATGCCGGCAAGCCCTATACCGCCGCAAACGAGCCGACCCACACGGTGACGGCCGGCGGGGCCGGGCTCAGCGTGGTCGCTGCCTTCATGGCCCAGCACAATGGCGGCGCGAACATGGACAGCCATGCAGGGCGGGCCGTGACCCTGCCCCTCAGCACGCTCACCACCACGGCCAGCCAGCAGGCAATTGTCGGAACCTTCATGCTCACCATGAAGGGCAGCGACCGGCGCATGCGCGCCATCACCGATCCCGCCAGCACGCTCACCGCCCAGGGCGGCAACCTCTCCATGGTCGCCGCCTTAATGGGCAAATACTACGGCACGGGTGATGGTCAGGCGCTGACGGAGCCCTGTCACACCGTCACCACGCGCGACCGGTTCGGGCTGATCACTTGCACGATCCACGGCCAGCCCATGGCCATCCATGATATCGGCATGCGCATGCTCACCCCGCGCGAGCTCTATCGCGCCCAGGGCTTCCCCGACAGCTATCAGATCGATCACGACGCCGAGGGCGTGCGCTTCACCAAATCGGTCCAGGTGCGCAGCGCGGGAAACTCGGTCTGCCCGCCACTCGCCGAGGCGCTGGTCCGCGCCAATGTCGAACTGCGCGACCTCACCCCATCCACCCCCGAACTGGAGGGGCCGCTGTTCGCGGTCGCTGCGGAATGAGCAAACCAGATCACCCGCTGCTGGATCCGGCAGTGAAGGCCACACGCGCCTTGAACACCCTGTCATCCGGACGGCTCGATCCCGAGATCATCATCCTCGATAAGCAGACTCTGTCCCTGGTCTCGGAGATCGACGGCGTCGACTACATCCTCACCATGATGCGCGTCCCGAAACAGCGCCCGCGTCCATCTGAAAACTAAGGGTGACGCTATGCCCCGCTGGACCCGCAAACACTTCATCCGTCCCGATGACCTCGCCATCGCCGAGGCACACGCAATGGCTGATCATGGCCTCGGCGCGGTCAGCTTTGACGGCACCGATGACGCTCCGGTCTGGACGCCCGCCCCGACCATCGAGGGCCATGGCGGCAGCCCTGTGCGCCTCAAGCTGTGTCGCACGAAGGGCTGGAACCTGCAGGCGGCGAGCCAGGCGCTCAATGGTCGCGCTGCCCGCGCCGTCACCCGCCCCGGCCCGTTTGGGAATCCATTCGCCAAACGTGATGAGGCCGCACAATACTTCATCATCAACGAGATCAAGTTCGAGGCATGGGTCAAAGGCGACACCCAGCTAGAGGGTAACGCCCTGCTGGTTGACGCCTTTGCGCGATGGATCATGGAAACCACCGACGGATGGACTTTTGCCAACCGCGTCCGCGCCGAACTGCCCGGCCTGAACCTCGCCTGCTTCTGCCCGTCACACCTGCCCTGTCATGCGGACGTGTTGCTCGCCATCGCCAATGGCCGGGACATACGCACGGCCCTGCCCTGGCGGACGGCCTGATCATGAGCCGCGCCCCGATCCCCCCCGACAGCCGCCGCCGCACGCCCGTGCGGGCGTCGGCGCGTGCGCGGGAGACGGGCGCCCCGCTCAACCCACCCTTGTCAGACGCCGAGAAGCGGATGATCATCGCCCTGTTCGAGGGACTGGCCGAGGCCGATCACAACGCCAGCCAGCGCCCTCGAGCAGCAGGACAGACCAGGGGCACATCATGACGATAGCAGATTTGCTCTCGCAGCAGATTGGCGCACAGGCGGCGCAGGTCAGGGACTTTCTGCAGCCCTATAAGGACGCCGCCGCCATCCGCGCGATTGACCAGCTCGACGGCGATGCGACTCAGGGCCATGTCTATCAAGGGCCGAACAGCCTCACTTTCAGCGACCCGTCCGGGCGCGTGCTCAGCTGTGTCCGCTGGCGCATCGAGACCCGGTGGAATGGCCTCACGCACACGGCCCGCGTCGAGGCCGAAACGGACGTCCTCTCATGACGCCCGCCCTCTATGCCCGCTATTCCAGTGATCTGCAGCGCGACCAGTCCATCGAGGACCAGTTGCGGCTCGCGCGCCGGGCGCTTGATCAGGCGGGCCTCGCCAGCGCCCATGCGCTGGTCTTTTCAGACGCCGCCATTTCGGGCGCCGCGACGGGCAACCGCCCCGGCCTGACCGGCCTCCGCCAGGCCATCGCCAGTCGTCAGATCAGCGCCGTCGCTGTGGAATCACTCGACCGGCTTAGCCGGGACCAGGCCGACCTCGCCCTCATCGCGCGCGAGATGCGCGCCGCTGGCGTGCGGCTGATCACGTCCGATGCGGGCGAGATCAGCGATGACGCCGCCGGCATCATGCAGATCGGCATGCGCGGCATGATCGGCCAGATCTATCTCAAGGATCTCGCGAACAAGACCCGGCGCGGGCTCGAAGGCGTCGTCGCCGAGGGACGCCATACCGGCGCTCCGCCCTATGGCTATCAGAAGAAGCCGGGCGGCGAGCCCGGCGAGCTGGTGATCGACGCCGAGGAAGCCGCGATAGTGCGCCAGATCTGCGAGGACTTTGTCGCCGGGCTATCGCCCCAGGCCATTGCGGCCGCACTCAACGCAGCGGGCGTGCCCGGCCCGTCCGGGCGACTCTGGCAAACCTCCACGATCTTCGGCCAGCCCAAGCGCCTCAACGGCATCTTGTGGAATCCCATGTATCGCGGCGAGCAGATCTGGAACCGCCAGCGCAAGGTGAAAGATCCCGTCAGCGGCAAGGCCCGCATGGTCGCCAATCCCGAGAGCGACTGGGTCCGCCGACCGGCGGAGAACTGGCGAATCCTGCCCGAAGATCTCTGCGACGCGATCGACAGAGCCAAAGCGAAGCGCCAGATCAGCCAGTCGCCCAAAGCCCCGCGCCCCAAGCGCGCCCTGTCCGGCCTGCTCAAGTGCGGCGGCTGCGGCGGTTCGCTGGTGATCGCCGGGGCCAACCCGCCCCGCTATGCGTGCAGCACGCGCAAGGACAAGGGCGAGGCCGCATGTGCGGGCATTGGCCACGTCAAGGCGCCCGAGATTGAAGAACGCGTGCTGAGCGCGACTAGAACCCGCCTGCTCAGTCCCGAGGCGATCCGGCTGGGCATGGAAGCCTATCGCCGCAAACGGCGCGAACTGGCGAGCACGGGCGCTCAGGAGCGCATCGACCTCACAAAAAAGATCAATGCGCTGCGCGCGCAGGAAGAACGGCTGGTTGACGCCTTCGCCCAGGGACAGGCGCCCGAGACGGCCCTTGCCCGCGTCAGCCAGCTCGAGGCCGACCGCAAGGCGCTGGAGGCGCGGCTGCACGCGCTCGAGGATGACAGCCCGGTGACCGAGCTCCACCCCTCAGCCCCCGCCCGGTACGCCACACTGGTCGAACGCCTGCAGGCGCTGATCGCTGCAGACGACGCCGCCCTGAAAGACGCGATCAGCGACCGCACCCGCGCGGAACTGATGGACGCCCTGCGCGACCTGATCAAATCGGTAAGCGTGTCCAGAAACAAAAAAAGCGGCGAGGTCGACCTCCAGGTGGAGGGTGACCTCGCCGCTCTTCTTAACTTCAGCTCTCAGAGTCAGAGAGTAGTGGGTGCGGGGGTAGGATTTGAACCTACGACCTTCAGGTTATGAGCCTGACGAGCTACCGGGCTGCTCCACCCCGCATCAGGGCTGCAACACCATTGTTAAACAACAATCTGGCTGCAGAAGCAAACGTCGTGCTGTGTCTGACGACGTCAGTCTCGGTGACGAAATAAACGGAGAACTTTTTTTTGCATCGTGTCTAGCGG